TTTTTTTTTTTTTTTTTTTTTTTTGTAAATATCGTCAATACCGTTTCAATTTAAATTTAATAATCAAACCCACAACCTTTAACACACAATAGTTTCATTATATATTCAAACAATATAGGGTAATTAGGAAGTTACATAATTGTCACTCTAAATGTCAATGTCTTCCTCTTCCTCGTCGTCCTCGTCAAACTCAATTTCAGGTGTCATGTCAGTTATTCTTTCCGCTTCCTCTACCCCTTCAAAGTCAATAGAGAACAGTCCCACACCAGAGATAACAATAGCTGATTTCCCTTGTTCTCCCACCATAAATGTCTTTACAGCTCTTGCACTCCTCTCTGAAGCTGATTTCAGAATTCTCTTCACCAGGGCTCTGACGTTCACACTAGTTGTCTCTGATGTTCCGTCTCCTAGCATTTCTCTAATTGCCCCTTGGTTGAACACAGCAAGTCCTCCGAAGCTGTCAGTCACGTTCACTTGCCAACTTCTGTCTGTGTTGCTTTGTGATGTTTCAGGTCTTGCTTCATACCTCACGTTAGACAATCTAAGTCCTTGAATTGTGTAAGTGGAGTCCTTTTTTGGTTTGGTTGTGTTAGCCTTGATGTTGGATCTGTACCTTTCGGAACCAGGCACTGCATTCTCGATGATATCTGCAGAACAAAAAGCTGTTGCAACCATTGACACTGCAACGCATGTTCTAGCTACTGACATTGTGAACGTACTGTTTACCCCCACTTTCAGTTTGGCTTCTCTGCAGATCTTGCAGGCGTCCTCTCCGTTTTTCATGAAATCCATTGCCAGTACAGAGTTGCCTTCTTGGATGTACATCATGAGACTGGAAATAGGTGGAATGAAGCATTTGGTAGTTCTTGGAGGGTCAATCAGGAAGCTTGTACATAGAGTGTCCATGATTCTCTGGAACTTGTTTTCACCGTCGCTGATTTTCAGTGCGCTAGTCAGGAGGCGTTGCTCCTCTGTGCGACATCTTCCTCTTACTTTCTTCTGGATGATGGAAAAGATCTTAGACTTGGCTCCTTCAGGTGAGTTTTTGATCCTCTTCATTCCCATCAGGTCCAGAGCTACTCCTCCGCAGTTCCTCATGTGTCTTAGGTACTTGCTCGGAATGTTTGCCCCTTCTGCCAGTGTTGTGTACGACGCATTGAAACCGTTCGTCCTCATCATCTTCACTCCCGGAGCAAAAAGTTGGTCTGCTGACAGCACAGATTTCATAATCAGTGCCATACATTGGTTGGAGATGCTTGATTCTGTAGCCTTGGAACCTTGCCCTTTTCTGTAGTCCGATCTTTTAGGTCTACTCTGCCTGAATGCTGCTTTGAGATCGTTCAAGTTTACTTCAACTTGCTTGACTTTTCCGTTAGCCGTGACTACGTTCAGCTTGGTTACATCAGCCATGTCCACCCTCTGTCCTCCTGTTCTTGTTTGTCTCTTTCCGTCTTCATCTGCCAGTGCCAGAATTCTCATGATTGCTTGTCCATTTTGCCAGATGCTCATTTCACCTTCTGATAGGATAGCACTGAAGAAAGTAGTGAGAGCAGGAAACACCATCCCTATGAATAGAGACAGATTGTAGGCCATGTTTGAGACCCCTTTGTTCTTCCTTCTGTTGTCTACCAGACCACTTCCTCCAGCTTCTTCATCATCTACACCAGCCATTTCAATGTTAGCTGCTGCTTCTTTTGAGAAATTGTCAAATTCAACTGATCTTTCAATTGCTGCTGCCACTGCCCCAGACACTCTTGTGCTCATGTCCTTCATTTTCTCTTCTACCAGGAATTCTCTAATCTTTTTGTCAACGTAGACATCTTGATCTAACTCCACCCAGAATTCATCTTCTGTCCCGGCGAATGCCTTTTGGAGAAGTGATGTTCCTCGATCCTCTCTGTAGGAGATCTTAATGCCACTTTTAGTAGCGGTAGATCTTCTTACAACCAAGGTGTTGTCTCTGACATCAAAAGAATAAGTCATACCTTTATCGGCCATCTCTTATACGTTTTCTGTATTATTTTTGGGATTTGAGCAATCTTTGCT